GAGGAGATGCAATGCAAAAGAAAAACTAGCATAAGGCGGGGGTTTTTCTTGCCAGGTGGTTAATCCTGTGACCAATTGAAAAATGATTCTAATTCAGATGGGTAAACCTATGTAAACTGAAACCTTCTCTTACTACATCTCCCCAGTGGGAAGTTCGTCTCGAGAAGAGATCTACATAGGACACGGTTGTCAAACGTGTGTCCGCCCACTGAGGCGTTGCCAAAATTCTTTTAAAATTTCAGAAGCGAAGAGTCAGTGTGTGATTTATAAATACAACAATAATCAAAATCCTAAGATTATTGAGGTGCAGGTAGAACTGCCAATGTTTCGACTGCTGTCCTTATGTGCATGACCGGAGGGCCAACCATAAAGAAGAAGCTGAAATCATCAGCAGCTGCTTCATATCCCAATCCAACGATGCGTTGAGCAGGAGCAGCCTTGTCAAGTGATATTCCAACTTGGCGGCCAGGACGTGTCCATTCTTGCGAAACGGCACGACACCTGGTTGAGGAGTAGTACGGTATAGTAAGTTCCATCATGTTGTTGATGTTACTATACTGTTCAAATTGAGCAGTTTGTGAAACTGGATCTTCATATGAATTAGTGCCAGGCGTCTCAGAGAGACAAGCACGCATATTAAGATTGTTCACTTGCGCCGCAACTTTGATCCTTGTTCCGCCAGAGTAGAATCTGTACAAGTACGATACTCTACTCAATGGAGATTCTGGCACAGAAATTAACGTATTCCTAGAGTTAACTGCGCGAGCGCCTCCATCGTTTGCAACAGCGTTGTTGTCAAATGTGGGAGTATATGTTACGAATTGATTTGGGGTAAACGCAAGGAGTGCGGTGAAACCTTTTAATCAGTGCTCGTAGTGATACAAAATACTCCCCCATGGTAGCTTCCTTAACTGATGCAAGCATGGATTGGGGTACAAGCAAATCTTCGCTAGCAAGATCATCATAGCGGCCGCTCTGTGCAACAATGCGAGTTGTTGAAACAGCGCTAGGAGTAAAGATTATTCCTCCTCCGCTAGCTTTGATGGGTACTAGCTTATCAGGGGTACGAACTTCCATCACGGTACCTCCCTGAATCGTCACAGTATACGTAATGTCTTTCGCGTCAAAGTATGTCGCTGGAGCCATTGTCACTGTAATCGGTTTAGTGAGATAACGCCCGTCTGGAACGTTGACATCCACATTACTAAAGTAGACAGACCAATCAGCTAAGTTCTGAGTTTGGTCCACCACCTTTAGAGTGGGAACATCAATGTCATAGAAATCGGTTTCAATGTTAACGATGGTGTCGCCAGACATTGTCACTGAATTAAGTTCGTCAACCAGTGCAGTGGTAATCAAATCGTTAGTCGGTAAATTCGAGTATCCCCCAGCCAGCAGGTCTGATGGTATAGCTATTTCGTAATCATGTCCTCCACGAATCTGAACCAGAAACTCAACAGTATCTGATACAGTTTCAGGAGCCACTAGATCATTAAGAGAATAGATAGCCACCGTTCCCGTTGCTGTCCGGGTTGTGTTTGGCGTAGGAACCCCAGCCAAGTGTAAGAGAGTCTGTTTCCACGGTACATGAGATATGTACGGTACTACTAGTGGATAACCAACCTGCGCTCCTTCCTCATTCTTGAGGCGAAGATCGCAAATTGTGTTATAGCAGGTGGTAATTTCATCTCCTAGCACTTGGGGTATCTTATCGCCGAAAAGGTCAGGATAGTAAACCATTACAAATCGTCCCGAGTGATATGCTGTTTTAACCACAGTGATGGTGTACTGCAAAGTACCACGCCACCATGATCCTAACATTGATGCATACGCAAACGAACCGAGATTCAATGATGAACCATCCGAAGGGTCAATCTGTCCAGTATGAAAAGGTGAGACTTCCCATGATCCTAGCAATTTTCGTGCAGAAAAATCCGATGTAGTAGCTGCGAACCGCTTAATGAAATTGGGTTTATCAAAGATATAGCCCAATGACATTTCGTCTTGAGGTTCGGGTATTACTTTGGATGAATCTATAGCATTGTCCGAAATTAGAGCAAGAGTCTGAGAGTAGTCCTTTCCTTCCACGTTAGCCATGTACTTTCCAGGTAGGTTGAGTGTTCCAATGGGCATAATCTGTTCTGTTCCTTTGGACCAGCCAAACGCAGCAGCAGCTCTTCCAACACCACGCGCGATCCAGCTCAACTTTGACATTACTCCTCCAATTAGAGGAATAGGTGCCAAAGTATCGCCTATCGTCGCGAGGGCGCCAGAAATGCGTGAAACTGGGCCTGTCTGTTCACCCTCAGTGCCAACTTGCGCCATAAGCTTTGAGCAATCAAAACGAGTCTTGAAGTGTGCGAACATCTTCTCGAATTCTTCCTGATTACCCGCAACATCACAGAGCGTGTGAGCAGCATACGTGCGCGACACCTGATTCGAGACCGTGGGTGTATAGTATTCGGGCTTAATAAAGCGTCCAAACACAGTATACGACACAGTTTCAGAAGAGGTGGCGGTACGCAGAGGGGCCAAAATGTAAAGTCGTACTGTTCCAAATTGGTCGAGGTCATCGTTCAAGTTAAAATAATCATAGATATTTGCATATGGAATGGTCATTTTAACAGAATTTCCGTCCTCTAAATTTAAGGTGCGGTGTGGCAAGGAAGTCACTCCAGCAAGATATTCAGCTCCTTTTGCCCTAAAGCCAGATACATAATTCACATACGGGTTGTATGCGAGTAATAAGCATCCACTTTGGAAGGGCGTCGCGTTGACTTTAAGTTCGATTTCCATATCTGATTTAAGGTATAGGAAATTTGCGAGTTTGTCACGAGCGAGTTTGGAGTTGGCGAATAAATCTTGCGGGAAGTTGAATTCCTTAATGTATTGTGGCGTATCAGCGAGAAATGTAGTCTTAGAGAGAGTCTGGTTCAGAACAACATCTGTTGAACTCCAAATACCTTCGGCAAGCAATACCGGGCGCTCAAGGATAGTGGTGACGTCATGACGCGTTCTATCCGCAAGAGCCACAGCAGTGGTTGCGGAAGGCAGCGGAGCCACAGGTACATCGGCTTGAATGTCAGTAGAAATGTTTCCAGTAGTAGTGTCAACAGTAGGTGAGGTTTCAGTATATTCTTGAGTGCTAGCAATAGTGTTGGTTTTATGTAGAGACTTCTATTAGCGTCATGTACAACCCAGGGTTTTTCAACTTGTCCCAAGCTAAATAGCTTCAAGCTTTACAAGCTGCAAGCGATCGTAACATAGATTTTCGGGATATGATCTAAGTCCGCAATTGCAACAGGTGGAAGTTTTACGTCTTCCCAAGGACGTGGGTTCCCACTATTGAAAGTGGCATGGAGGATAGTATTCAGAAGAATTCGCTATCAAACATGCTCATCCACTCTTCATATGTGGGAACGTTCGGTTTGAGGTTGCGAGAGCGACAGGCATTAAGAAGGAGTCTTGATGTCTTGTCGTACTCGTCTTTGCCATGTAGAGCTAATTCTCGAAGAGAGGTTTCTACATTTTCGATCGTCGAGGCAATTTTCGCTTTACCTCTGATCCAGTTAGCCATTTCCTTAACAACATCAAGGTCGAGAGGAGCACGGAAATATCCGTTCTCGTCCCGAACAAAACGCCGCTTCAAGAAAGCTACCTGATCCAGAGAGCGAAAGGGAGTCTTTTCCTCTGTCTTCGTTTCATTCGTGTAGGTCAATCCCAAGAACGACAGTGCATCAGTGAGAGTATAGTGGTTGAACCAAGATTCAACCTCGTCACTCACATTGAGCACATTGTCATCCCCAAAGAACTGCGCTGACACGTGTTCATCGAAGTCACACACCCACGGCAATCCATGATGCGCTTTACAGTACAAGTACGCCATGCGAGTGACGATTTGATTGTAAATCGAGTTTATGATTACCGTGAGGGGGTTTCCAGAAGGTTGAGAGTGAGTTTGCTGAATGATTTCACCATCCACTAGGACGCGTGAATTGCAAATTTCCTCCCATAGTACCGTACGGATAAGCTTGTTTTCATCTGAGTCGTCATACCAATCGTTGATGATTTCTAGAACCTGCCAAAGGATCTCTTGGTTAAGAGAGCCATCGAAGTTCGAGTAATCACCAGCAATGATATTGCTTCCCATCTTAGACAAAGCGGTTCCAATACGATGCCAGTCCAGGTTGTAGACATTGGTTCCGACGGCGATTTCGTTCTCGATCCGACTCTCCATAATTGCATTCACAAAGCACAAGAAGTACATGCGAATAGCAATCACAAAGTGTTGTGGAGCGGCTTCGAACACGCGCGTCTTTCCAGCATTTACTTTCTCAATCGGGCGACGTTCATCTTTAAGGGTGGCAATAAAGACGACATCTCCGCGACGGCCATTCCTGCAATGATCCAGTAGGGTTTCCACGTCTTGTTTAATCTCGGGACTAAACAAGTACGTATCATCCTTCCCGAACCAATGCTGTTTTCCAGTTCCAGGGTTGTTCAGACAGTAAGGGTATCCAGGTGAGGTAGTGCGATTAATCGGTTTCATGAATTCTCCGCCTCCACAGCCTTCAATTGCTTGTTCGTACGTTAGTACAAAGCGTTGATGGTAGGTGTAGAGTTTTTGTTTCACACTATTGACGGCGAGGTTTAGGACGAAGTTATTAACAGGGGGTACTGTTCCAAGTACTTTCTTAATACCTTGTCGCATGGGGTCAATTTCTTTTCCGTTTACAGTTCCAGGTCGTAGGTATGCAGGTTTAGTGGTTGGTAGTGTAACCAATCCAGCGATAAGACTCGGCGCAAGCTGAGTCTTAGAACTAGATCGGGGTTGTTGAGAAGTGCCAAGAGAAAGACAATCTCCAAGCATGGTAAGCGAGTCACGGGGTAGTTCTTCAGTGTTGGTGCCTTCAGCGTAAGGGATGCGAGCATCCACATAGCCTCGAACATCAATGTTGTGTGCTTTGATGTGAATGTCAAAGTTACGTTCGATGAATTCTCGTGAGAGTGCAGCAGCGAATCCGAAACCACTACATCCAGCAACGTGCATTCCAATTATCTTTCCTGATATCAATTTATTCTTGCAGTAGATCAATCCACCACAGTCTCCGGGTTTGGTATCGATATCATATCCGAGGTAACTGAAAACACGTGCTTTAAACATAGGGTCATTAGGGTGTTCGTAGGTGAAATTTTTCTCGATTCCGCAATAGAAATTGTTAGTTGTGAATGTGTGGTGCACGAGATATTCAGACAAGCGTCGCATTCCAGCAAATACAATTTGGCCTTCCTTCAGGTTGTCCAATTGCGTTGCAGGTACGAAACACGAGCGAATATCACGGCGTGAGGGTACAGTGTTAGGTAGTGTCATGTAAGCGAGGTCCACAGCGTGTCCAAACCTATCCAATAGTTGTGTCCATTTGCAAAGTTCAAAAGGTATCATGGTGTGTTGGTCCGTAGAATACGGGTTGGAAATGAAGAGAATAGAGTCTTTCTTACAAGAGCGTATGAAGTGGTGAGGCAGGAGAAGTGTTCTTCCGGAAACGAAAATAGCATTCATTCCGAAAGTCGACGTATCCTGACAACATCCAATTCGCACGGCATTTTTCAGATTAACAGATTCCCATTGTTCCAATTGTACAGTATCAGAGACTTGCGCTACGAGTTGTCCGTTTTCGTAGTGATTCATCTGTGCTACTGTACGCCCATTCTCAGCGAATTTTTGGAACTTACCAAGTCTAGTTGAAAGTTCCTTCGATTCCGTGAAAACATTTCGAGGTCCGACGCGTGTATTGGTTTCTTTCGATTCCATGTACACACGTTTAGCATTGTCCAAATACATAAGCGCCCACTTACCTTCTTTTGGGTAGGTGTGAGCCAGTGTCTTGCAGAGTCCAATTCCGTGTTCATCAGATCCAAGTGGTCGTGTAAAACCCTTCCTGTAAGTATAGTTGCAAAAGGTGCATCCAAATTTACAGGGAGTGGCCCTACACAAGTCGTAGAACGTTTCAGCCTTACGAATAGCGCACGAGACAAACAAGTCACGAACGCACTCGTAGTACTTAGCGAAACCGACTATCCAGAGTACATTAAGCAAGTGAGTGGGGGAAAGTGATGAAGCAATGAATTTAACAAAGGAAATAAAACTGTGACATACTCTTGATATGACAGGGCGCACCTTGCTCAGCAAACTTCGTGAAAAGTTCACCGCGCGAGTGTATACCCAAGCCATACTAGTTTGCATGAAGTTGGTAGCAGCAATAATTCGTTGTTCAGTTCGTTCCAAAAAGTCCGGGTATTCAAGTTCAGGTCCACAGGTCGAGTTAGTCAGAAACATGGTCAGAGCGTCCTCTGCACAAACATCATTATATGATGGAGGTGCAGCGGCATCTCGGGGTGTGTCAGCGTATCGTTGAAGTCGTTCAGCCAAAACACGCGTAGGAGTGTTGATCTTAACTTGAGGAGTCTGAGTACATCTGCGACGATGTTCTCCAGCCAAGCGAATAAAACTAGCATCTAACAGAGGGTTATCTTCTGCCATAGCTAGCCAACGCACAGCTTCCGTCAGTGTGTAAGGTTCAGCACGCATACGACGTGAGTTAACGTAAGTCAAAGTAGCCAAAATGGAATCTACTGGTTCCCCAGCGAGATCTTCCATATCAGCCCACTCTGCTTCTTCTTCCGTCAATCCTAAGTCTAGTGAAGGTACTTCCGTTGTTGTGGATCCCTGAGGTGAGTAGAAATTGTCTCCCTGAGCTACTGGAGTCTTCAATTTATCCTTGAAGGCTCCAAGAGCACGGGGATCAGAAGGTGCAGTAAGTCCAATGTTGTCCAAGATAGATTTGCGAAGTGAGGATGAGTGCTGTTCCGATTTACAAAATGAAGTATGTAAGTGAGTCCAGAAAGTGTCAACAGACATGTCAGCTTGCAAAACATTACCAGTTGCCATGTCATAAGTGTCGATGAGATATATGTCCTTAACGAAAGATCCAGGTTCCATGTTGTTTGCAGTGCGGTGAGCCACTAGTTTTGCATCGTCAATTTTGTAATAATCACAACCAACGGGTTTCACTCCGAAGGCAGGATTAACACGCACTTCGATACAAGTTTTCCAACGGCGCATGAAAGCATCAGGGCAAGCGATAGATTTAATGTCTGGTTTCTTGATGTTTGAGTTGGCAATCACGAACTGAGAATCAAAATATACATTCTTCTTCTCAGAAAGTTCAGCCATGTGTAAGTGAAAAGCGGCTTCATTGACAATACGAATAGTTTCCATAATTTCCAGATTTGGCTTGGTAGCAGAATCTTTTTGTTGCAGAAAGTCATCGTACTTAACAATGGGTTGTCCATGATATCCGTCCCAGAATTCATTTTCAGCGTTCCTAGTGAAGACGTAATCAGTGATGCTCCAACCTTTATCCTTAAGGAAAGACGAGTAAATCTTTCCTTCCAGATATTGGCAGAGAACCGATTTTCCGACACCAGCCTTGCCGCACATATAGAGAGTTCCAGGTAGAGTTCGTACATTTACAACAAAAGCAGGCGAGTTTTGAGCGTGGGTGAAGTTCTTTGCGATGGATGAAATATGTATACCTAAAAATTGAGCTATTTCTTTATCTTGCGCGCGTAGTGCTTGCATCCTAATATCGTGTAAAGCGTTGTAAGTGTTAACAATGATTTCGCATACTTCCTTATCTTGGTCAATGAATTTTTGGTCCATTCCCTTAATAAGGTGTACACGACGGAGTAATTCTTCGAGTTCCGGGTACGTTCGTTCTAGAGTCACTTGTTGATAGGTTTTACCAGTAGTAAACATGTAATACTCATTTTTGCAAAAGTGTATTACCCAATCAACAAGTTTCTTCAGGTTCGTAAATCCAATAGCAGCGCGTCCAAAGTTTGCCAAGCTAGACATGATATTAGAGTAATTTACTCCAGTACCACGAATAAGCATAGAGCACACAGTGAGCACACAACCGAAGAGCCAGGTATAGTCAGTCGTAAACATGCAATTCCAGTCAAATTGAGCAGAGGGATATTGAGGATGGACACCAGTGGCACCTGATTGAATTGCGTGAATCTGATCGCGTCCAATGAAATTATGTATCCAACCCCAAATAGCATCAGTGATCTTGCAAAGTTCCAACCCAAAGGCGCGAGCCAATGAGGCAAAACCAGCTGCAAGAGCAAGGGTACTACGAGAGGTGTAAGCGGTTACAATACTGATAATCGAGAGTACACACTGCCAGATATCAGTTCCAGAGGGTAGTGAAAGAGAAGAGACAAAAGATGTAATCATTTGTTCGAGACGAGTGACAAAGGATGTTACAGAGTTTGAAGCATTTGAGACGTCACCAAGTGTGTTGTTCAAGTTTCCAGGCAGAGCGTACACATTTTCCAGCACTTGAGCTTTAGCATCGCGTCCAGCAACACGAATAGCGTTGCGTTTGCGTTTTTCCAGTTCAAGTTCACGTTGAAGATGTGCGTTTCGTTTGTTAAGAAGAATAGCAAGTTTTTGTTTTTCCTTCTTTAGTTCACGAAGAGCAATATTACGTTGTTTCCTATAGATTTCAGCTTCCAGGTCGATAGTTCCAGATTGAGCAAAGCGTTTCGCGGTATGCATCCTACAGATGAGATACGAATACTGAGCACGTGAGTTAGACTCACGTACCACTTCTTCGTCGCGAGGTGCCGGTTGTTCGATAGTCACGGGGATCGGGGCGGTCGGGTGAAATTCGTCATCGGATATGTACTGAGAAGCACGTGTCCTTTGACGAAAAGTTCGACCTTTACGAGGACGAGGTGGAGTAGGAGGGGTGATGATGATGACAGGGTTGTCATCGTCCTCCTCCTCCACATCAGACAAGACAGAGAACCGATTAGAAAAGTTCAGAGACAAGTACGGAGGTGAAACAGACAAAGGACGTGAGCGAACATAACGAGAAGGGCCTGTGCAGAATTGTGGCCAGTCCGTGGGGCAGCGCTCTGGAGAGCAACCACACCAAGGGCTGGGACACTGAGCGTAAGCACAACGATCAGTTGGGTTCTTGACTCGACCATCCGGAGAGTTAGCGTAGTCATAGATTGTGTCGGGGAAACAACAACCTACGTGTTTGCAAACTCGCCAGTGAGCGATGATCGCGTTGGTGTAAGCTTTGTAGCGATCAACTCTTTTGAAGAAGATGTCAATGTTCATAGGATCTACAAGAGGGTGCAAAGTGAGCGTGATGTTACGCCCTTCCGAAATGACAGGGGGGGGAAGTTCTGGCCATGGGACGAAGGTAAGTTCGTCACAGGCACGTTGACATTCAAGAGAGGCCTCACAAAAAGTACAATCACAAGTAGAAATGAGTTTAGAACAAGACATGATGTATCAACAATTCTTACCGTCACCGTTTCTAATAGCGGCAAAGGAGACAAACAGAGTAAAAAGAATAGGTCAAACAATGAATCACGGCTAGTTGGTGTCGATTTCCAACTTACAACGCAGAACGCTAGAGTCTACTCTAACAATCCTAACCGCTATCATAATCACTAAACTTAATATTCCAATGAATCCTAAGAGCCTACGGGGTGGGAAAGAATCTTCATTTACATCCAGCCGACTGGTATTTCACAGAAGTTGCTAAAGCTTTCTCTAGCCAGGTAGTAAATGTTGATCGACGTGCGCACTCCTAACGGTAGTTGTTGAGACTACTTTCGGCGACCGCGTGTCTAAAGATGAATGAGTAGCGAATCAAACATCCGGTGAGAAAAGAATACTTCTAATTAAACATTCTCAAGAATAATTAAAAGGGGGCTATATTTAGAGACGTGCCATCCAACGTAGAGTAAAGACTCTTTTAGTATAAGACATAGCTGGTGTACCTTAGTCGCTATGAATGGTGGTAAAAGAGACAATACAAAC